TCGGGTATATCCAGTGTGGCGTGGCAGGCCGTGCAGACCACGGGGTTTACGGCTGTGGCTGGCAGGGCTTATCCGTGTGACACAACCTCAGCAGCATTTACCGTCACGCTACCTGCTAGTCCAGTGGCAGGGAATGTCATCACGCTGACAGATTATGCGGGTACGTGGGGTACGAATAACCTGACGATCAATCCAAATGGATTAAATATAAACGGATCTACGGCAAACGGCAAAGTCGCAACATCCAGAGGATCTGTCAATCTTGTTTACGTGGATTCAACACAAGGATGGATCTCATACGGATCAAACTTATCCACAGCTATCACGCAGTCAATAGTGGCAACTGGTGGCAATGAGGTAAAAACCGTAGGCTCTTATAAATATCATATTTTTACCACCAATGGTACGTTTTCTGTTTCCGCCGGAACTGGTTTAAATTTTGAAGTTATGTCCTGCGGAGGAGGTGGTGCAGGCGGTTATAACTTTGGAGGCGGTGGTGGTGGCGGCGAACTTGATTTGTTCACAACTGTATCTGCAAGCGTTAACAGCTACACCGTTACTGTCGGTGCAGCAGGTGTAATCAATACATCTTCAGGTAGTGTTGCCGGTGGCAATGGTGGAACGTCATCTTTTGCTCTTGGTGGTACAACCTACGTTTCTTCGCTAGGCGGTGGCGGTGGCGGGGCGTCTGGAGCGGCTGGCGTTACAGGTGGGTCGGGCGGAGGTAGTGGTGCGGCAAACGTAGGGGCTGGAGGGGCATCAGGGTCAAACACTAATGGCGGCGGTGGTGGGGCGCAAAACTCAACCAACTATGCTGGCGGCGGTGGCGGTGGTGCTGGAACTAGCGCAACGGGTGGTAGTGCAACAACTTCAGCTTGTGGTAATGGTGGTGCTGGCTACACCCTCACTTCAATTGATTCAAACCTTACGGCGGCAAACTTTACGTCACTTACAGGTATGACGGTTATTTGTTCTGGCGGTGGCGGTGGCGGTGGCCGCGTTCCTAGTGGTGCTTACCCGACAAGGGGTATCGGTGGCACAGGTGCAGGATCAGGAGGTTTGAACAACGATACAACTGTTATTAACACAGCATCAGCGCCAACGGCATTTGGATGCGGCGGAGGCGGCGGCATGTGGTATTTACCATCAGGATCAGACCCGACCGGAGGTTATGCAGGTGTTGTGATTGTGAGGTATTTAGCATGAAAACTATGGCTCAAATTGATAATGAAGGCATAGTAATAAACATTACTATTGCAAATGATGATTGGAGCGCTGAAGGCTTTGTTGAGTACACAGACAACAACCCAGCGTATATCGGCGGCACATATGCCAACGGAAAATTTATCCCACCAAAACCAACACCAGACGCTGTACTTGATGAAGCAACTTGTCAGTGGATAGTGCCTGACTCCATCAGTGCTGATTCCGTAGGGGCTGACTCCCTGTGAAATATTCGATTGTCATCCCGACATATAACCATTGCAGTGACCTGTTAAAGCCATGCATTGAGTCGATATTCAAATACACCGACATGGGCGAGGTTGAATTAGTCATTTCGGCCAATGGCTGCAAGGATGAAACGTCGGATTACCTCAAATCACTTAAGAAAACCTTTGCCAGCATTGGGTTTGAAAAGCATCTTAAAGTCATTTGGCACGATCAGCCTTTAGGCTATTCTGGGGCCACAAACGCAGGCATACGCTTTGCCACGGCAGATAAGATCGTCCTGCTAAACAACGATACCGTCTTGTTGCCACAAACCAAGAGCCAGTGGCTGCAGATGCTTGATAGTGCCTTCAAAAACGAAAGGTGCGGCATCTCATGCGTGATTAAAGGGCCATCAGAGCCAGCCGGCAAGGAATTTGCCATCTTCTTTTGCGTGATGATCCACCGCAAGGTTTTTGACAAGATTGGCCTGCTCAATACGGAATACGGCGTCGGTGGCGGTGAAGATACCGAGTTTTGCATTGAGGCTGAAAAGGCGGGGTTTGAGGTTATTGAATGCTCGCCCAAGATGTGGCAGGGCGACATCTTTGTTGGCGGCTTTCCGATTTATCACAAGGGCGAAGGTACCGTACTGGATACGAGCCTGGTTCCTGATTACCACGACGTGTTCCTGCGCAACTCGCTCAAGCTAGCCAAGAAATACAACCCTGATTGGTATCGTTGGCGGCTATCAAATTATTGGGAGCGAGCAGTCTTCCTCAAAGGAGATCCGGTCTTTCCCAGGGAGACTACCCGCTACGAATGGGCAGCCAAGCATGTAGTCGGCAACAAGATTCTCGAGATCGGCTGCTCAAGCGGTTACGGCCTTCAATTCATGCCTAACGGCGTGGAATACACAGGACTCGATTACGACCCGATTATTGTGGATGTAGCCAAAGAGCAGGCTTGGGCACCGAATGCGAAGTTCATGCACGCTGACATCAACAAGGTCGAGTTAGAGCATTACGACACCATCATCGCTTTTGAAGTCATTGAGCATATTGATAATGGCCTCGAGGTGCTACAAAAGCTCAAAAAGCACTGCAAGAACTTGCTTTTCACTGTGCCGATGAATGAGCCGCCAGGCTTTTGGGGGCCGCATCACAAGCTGCATGGCTTAAACGAGTCGCACTTTCCTGGCTTTGAATTCAACTACATCGATGAGGCTGGCAACATTTCTGAATGGCCGCGGCAGATTGATCATGCCAATCGCTTGAATCTCCTCATCGGACGTTGGCATGCCTAATGTCTTGTGCTCTATTTCAACCCGTGGCCGCACGCATACGACGCTGCCCATGGCGTTGCAAGCCATCATCAATCAGACGCGCAAGCCTGACAAGCTAGTCATCTTTGATGATAACGACGAGCACCAAGACCTGCGGTCAGATCCGCTCTTCTCCCAGTTGTTTCGCATTCTTGATCAAAAGGAAATTGCTTGGGAGTGGCTCTTTGCCGGCAAGAAAGGTCAGCATCACAATCATCAGATCGCTAACTGGATGGGCTACGAGTGGGTATGGCGCGTTGATGATGATGCCCTGCCCGAGCCAAACGTCCTGCAGAACCTCTTAAAGCATGCCGCACCTAACGTCGGCGGTATTGGCGGGTCAGTGTTCACGCCACCACATAAGTTTGAAGGCGACGCCACAGGCAAGATTGACAACATTTACGCTGAACCCAATCCGCAGTGGCAGACCATTAAGAAGGTCAAAGAGGTTGATCATCTGCACTGCACGTTTCTCTACCGCGCTGGGATTTACGACTACAACCTAGGACTGTCTCGAGTCGCCCACAGAGAAGAGACGCTCTTCACCTTTGGCTTAAAGCAGAAAGGCTACAAGCTGCTTGTCGTACCCAGCGCAGTGACGTGGCACCTAAAGGCTCCATCGGGCGGTATTCGCATGGGAAGCAACGAAGCGATGTTTGCTCATGACGAGCAGATCTTTCGCAATACCATGGCCTTTAAGGATCACACGATTGTGGTGCTCAACGGAGGCATGGGTGACCACTTAGTGTTCTCTCACGTCCTGCCAGCGATTAAGAATCCCGTGGTGTTTGGTTGCTACCCAGAGATCATTCCGTCAAAATCCATTGCTGAAGCCCAGAGCCTGTTTGGTGACATCGAGATGTTCAACATTTACGGCAAGATGAACCGCTGGAACTGGAAATCAAGTCTGGAAGATGCCTACCGGAAGCTGTACACATGATCTTGATCGCGCCTTATGCCAAGCAACTGAGAAATGGCAAGCGAAATCCCAAGAATTATCCGTTTTGGGATGGCGTCATTCGCTTGCTTGCAGGTCACAAGATTGTCCAGATCGGCATTAGCGGCGAAAAGCCCTTAGTTGAAGACTTCCGGCCAGACTTGCCGATTGCAGAGCTTAGAAAGCTCCTGCAGGCCTGTGATACATGGATTGCTTGCGACTCCTTTTTCCAGCACTTAGGCTGGGACGAGGGTAAGCCTGGCGTCGTATTGTGGTCAGTTTCTGATCCGCTGATCTTTGGCCACCCGGAAAACATTAACTTGCTTAAAAGTCGTGACTGCCTCGCTGCCAATCAGTTTTTATGGTGGGAGCAAACCGAGTACGATGCAAGCAAATTTGTTGAGCCTTCAGTTGTTTTGAAGGCCGTTGATTCACTCATTCTTGAAACGGTATTGGGGTAAGCATGGCTGCACCAAATTACACGCCGATCCAGCTTTATAGGACAAATACAGCGTCAACAACAGCGCCTGATGCTGCAAACCTGAACGCAGGTGAGTTGGCCATCAATTATCACGATTCAGGCATGGCGCTGTATGCCAAAAACTCTTCTGGCACAGTTAAAAAGCTCATCAACAACCCTGCTGGCCTAACTTATCCGGCGGCTGATGGCTCTGCCTACCAGGCCGTTCAAACTGATGGCTCAGGCACGATGTCCTTTGCGCCATCTGCCTCTTCGGTTTTGACCTCGCAGGGCGATCTGCTTTACGCCTCTGGTGCTAATACGCTTGCAAGACTTGCCAAGAGCACCTCAGCCACGCGTTATCTATCCAACACGGGAACCAATAACAACCCGGCATGGGCGCAGATTGACTTAACAAACGGCGTTACAGGCACATTGCCTTATGGCAACGGCGGCACAGGTGTAACCGCTGCTGCAACTAACGGCCAGCTACTGATCGGCAATGGCTCAGGTTTTACCCTGGCCAATATCACGGTTAGTCCGCCGTTAAGCATTTCCAACACGGCTGGCGGTATTGCTCTCTCAGCCTCCGGCCTCGGCACAGGCGATGTGATTGGGCCTACGAGCGCGACAAACAATGCTTTGGTTCAGTTTGACGGTGTTACCGGAAAGCTCATCAAGAACTCAACGGCTACAGTCACCTCTGCAGGTTTCCTGACTGCGAATGGTTTGACGTTTCCTGCATCGGTTGTATTGTCAGCAGATCCCAATACGCTTGATGATTATGAAGAGGGAACTTTTACACCAACATTCACAAGCACATTTATTCAGCTTGGCGATATTGTCGTGACTTACAGCGCATCTTTACAAAGAGGCTTTTACGTCAAGATAGGTCGAACTGTCTTTTTTAGCGTATTCCTTTGCACCAATACGGTAACGGTTGTTGGTTCAACAGGGTCATCGTTAAGTATGGCCGGATTGCCTTTTGAAGTGGGTAGCACGCTTGGCATGTATAGCTATAACTCTGTAAACGACGGGTATTTTTGGAATACCAACGCTCCATCCTGGTTTTACCCAACCGCTGGCACTACAGAGGCGTCACTAGGTTATAAGACCGCACCCAACTCAACGTCGATGAACCCCCTTCTTGATAGTAGTTTATCAACTACAGGCACATTTAGAAACAGCCTTACAGTTCAAGGCTTTTACATAACCAACGTCTAAGAGGCCCGAGATGATTAGCAAAGAAGTTGTGATTGACAAAATTGAAGTGCTTGAAAGCGGGACGGTCCAAATCCGTCAGGTAACCAAAATTATTGAAGATGGCGCGGAGCTTTCCAGATCGTTTCATCGCTGGGCATTATCGCCGGGACAAAACATTGCAGACCAAGATCCACGCGTACAGACTATCTGCAACGCTGTCTGGACGCCAGAAGTTGTGTCAGCTTATCAAAACGCCCTTGCGGCCATTCGTGAGCAACAAGCCGCCTAATAAGCCATGGATACGATTT